CTAGACAAATCATCTCCGCCACGCGCGCATGGAGATTTGGGCATGACTGACGTTGAAAAAATCAAAAGAAAAAAAGAATATAGGACGATCAGGAATTCTCTCGTTGATCAGCTGCAGAGGGCCGGAAACGACAGACCGCACTTCCTGAACATGGTCGAGGACTACATGTCTATGTACGTGACCAAGGAACTCTGCAAAATCGACATCGAAGAGAGGGGAATAACCATCACAAGCACCGGATCGGCGGGACAGAAGGTCACGAAGAAGAATGATTCGGCCGATTTGCTGCTAAAGACCAACCAGCAGATGATCAAGCTCCTGGACATGTTAGGCATTAAGCCTGATGCTGGACTCGGCATGGATGATGAAGAGATGTGACCTCCCCCCGGAGGTAAGGGGGTGGATTGACATCGTGGAGAATGGCACATACCGGTCTTGCGAGGAGCAGCAACTACTGGTCGAGCACATCCAGCGATGTTTCGAGACGGAAGACATCTATATCGACAGGGCTCAGCTGAACAACTACATGAAGATCTGCGAGAAGTACATCCCGTTTGAGCTTTTCCCGTGGCAAAAATTCGTGATCGCCCTGCATGACTGCACCTACTGGAGAGGATCCGGACAGGTGAGGTGGCCGGACCTGTTCTGCATGCTTGGCCGAGGCGCAGGAAAAGACGGGACAATCGCCGTCGAATCGATGTGCCTCACGTCTCCATACAACGGGATCCGCGAGTATGACGTAGATATCTGCGCTAACAATGAAGAACAGGCTGTCAGGCCGGTCCAGGATCTGACGGGATTCTTTGAAGAGCCGGGAACGGTCAAGAAGATCAAGCGTTTCTATAATTGGACAAAAGAGCGGGTCATCTGCACGAAGACAAGGTCGGTGATCAAAGGACGGACAAACTCGCCGAAAGGAAAAGACGGCCTGCGGTCTGGTATCGTGGTATTCAATGAGATTCATCAATATCCGAACTACGATAACATTAATGTATTCACGACTGGCCTGGGAAAGAAAAAGCATCCCAGAAGGTCCTACTACACGACGAACGGAGACGTGAGAGAAGGCCCTCTGGACGACCTGCTCGACGAGGCTGAGGACATTCTGAGATCGGGCGCCGACGACAACGGTCTTCTACCATTCATCTGCAAATTGGATTCGAAGGAGGATGTGCACGACGAGGCCAATTGGCCAAAGGCCAACCCGTCTCTCCCGTATCTCCCTAACCTCTTATCCGAGATCCGAAAAGAATACAGAGACTGGAGCAAGAATCCAGACAGGCTGCCGGCGTTCATGTCGAAGCGGATGAATCTGCCGGAAGCCATGAAAGAAGCAGCGGTCGCGGACTGGGACAGCATAGCGGCCACGAATCAGGAAATCCCGGACCTGAAAGGATGGAACTGCACGGTAGGCGTCGACTATTCCAAGACGACAGACTGGATGGCTGTCAACTTCCATTTCAAGAACGGAGACAAAAGGTACGATATCAATAAAGCGTGGATCTGCCGAGACTCGAGAGACATACCACGTCTCAAATGTCCATGGAGGGAATGGGCCAAGACGGAATACCTGGAATATGTTGATGATGTCGAGATACATCCGTCGATCGTAGCGGGATACATCCAGGAGATGGGGAGAAAATACAACATAGCAATGGTCGCGATCGACTCATACAGATATTCGTTGCTGTCAGACGCGCTGTCTAAGGTGGGAATCAGTAAAGAACTGAAGAATCTGATGCTGGTGAAACAGACAGACATCATCAAAGCGGTTCCTGTGATTGATCATTGCTTCCTCAATCACTATTTTCACTGGGGCAACAACCCGGTGCTCCGGTGGGCAACAAACAATACAAAAACAATCAGATATGGCAGAGACGCAGGAGCCGATAAAGGCTCCTTTGTTTATGCCAAGATTGAAGGAAAGAGCAGGAAAACGGATCCTTTTATGGCCCTTGTGGCCAGCATGGTGGCAGAGCCCACCATCAAAGAGCGTCCGAAAATCAACAAAGTCAATGTCATTGCATTCTGAGGAGGTGATTGGATGGCATGGATCAATGACTTCCTGGAAAAGCTGTTCCCGGTCAAGGAGAAATACGGACCGGATGCATCCTCTGTAGTGATCGACATCCCTGCAGAGCTGTACTACAAGGAACTGGCCATCTATACGGCCTCTTCACTTATCGGCAATGCCATCAGCAGATCTGAGATCCGGACCTTTGAGAGAGGGATCCCGGTCAAGAAGCGTGACTATTATCTGCTGAATGTCTCTCCAAACATGAATGAGACTTCCAGCGTCTTCTGGCACAAGGTCATCAACAGGGTGATCCGTAATGGTGAGGCCCTGGTAGTGGAGGCCGGAGGCAGCCTGTACTGTGCTGACTCATACACCAGGGCTTTGGAACGTCCTATCCTGGGTGACATTTATGAGTCCGTGGCTGTGGGCAACTTCACATTCAACAAGAAGTTTGACCAGTCAGACAGTTACCTGTTCCGGCTGGACAACATCAATGTGAGGGTCCTGATTGATGGGATGTACGCGGAATATGGCAAAATCCTGTCATCCGCCGCCAAGGCCCTGAAGCAGTCCAATGGCCAGAAGTACAAGCTCCACATTGATGGCGTGAAGGCTGGTGATACTGAATTCAACAATGAGTTTAAAAACTTTATCACCAATCAGCTGAAGACCTACATGGAGAGTGATAACGCTGTGTATCCGGAGTTTGACGGATACAAGCTGGAAGCGGATCCGACATACGGCAACGGCAAGAGCGGATCTGCTTCAGACTTTGTTGCACTGAAAAAAGAGCTCTTTTCCAGTGTGGCAGGAGCTTTCCACATCCCGGAGAGCATGATGACCGGCAATATCACAAACATGGCTGACATCATCGGATCCTTCCTTACCTTTGGTGCGGATCCGTATGCAGACATGATCACAGAGGCCCTCAATAAAGAGGCAGGTGTGGATAATTTCCTTGCCGGCAATTATTACAAGGTGGACACCAGCAGGATCATGCACAGAGATGCATTTGACGTGGCTGCTGATGTCTCCAATCTTATTTCGTCTGGTGTGAAGTGCGTTGATGAGGTCAGGGAGATGCTGGGTGATGCTCCACTCAACACAGACTGGTCCAAGAAGCACTTTATTACTAAGAATTTTGAGGAAATCGAAAGATTCCTGACATCAACTGAGAAAGGAGGTGAATGACGGTGAGACGGCAGACATTTTATCAGATCGCTACAAAAGACAGGACAGCAGACATCATGATCTACGGTGATATTACCAGCATGGCTACTGCTCTGAGGAGATGGTACGGAGATGATGAGAATGTTGCTGAGGTTGACTCCTTCCAGATCACTAAGGAGATCAACGGCCTGGATGTGGACACCATCAATGTGTTCATCAATTCCTATGGTGGGGAAGTTGCGGAAGCCCTTGCTATCTACTCTGCACTTAAACGTCATTCGGCATCAGTGCACACGTATTGTGATGGTTTTGCATGCAGCGCAGCCACTATCATCTTCTGTGCAGGTGATGTCCGGACCATGGGATCCATTGCCCTGCTGATGATCCACAACTGCATGTCTTATATTGGTTATGCCAATTCGGAAGAGATGCGGAAGGCGGCTGAAGACAATGACAAGATCAACCAGAGCAGCATCAATGCTTATCTGACAGTGACCAGTCTCTCTGAGGAGAAGATCACAGAGCTGATGGATAATGCCACATGGCTGACAGCCAAGGAAGCTCTTGACTATGGCTTTGCCACTGAGATCGCTGATCAGGAAGAAGACGGTACTGCACAGCAGTCCGCATTCGGAATGATCCGTGAAGCTGTGCTGACCACACAGGGCAGGACAGCTGGTCCGGTGGTAGATCTGAATGAAGTTATGCAGAAGTTGGCAGAGCTTGGCACCAAGATTGATGCCCTGCAGAAGCCGGAAGCCCAGGATCCGGAAGAGGATTCTGAGGAAAATGTCCCTGAAAATACAGCCAGGGCAAGAGCAGTAAGATTTTTCAGTTTTTTGACTAAGGAGGATTGAGAAAATGCTGAGAAAGAATTCTATGATTACAGAAGCTACAGCAGCCCTTCAGGCTGCATTTAATGCGGAAGACACCACGCCTGAAGTCATGCAGGGTGCGTTTGAGCAGTTCGCTCAGGCGATCGCTGCAACTGTTCAGGCTGACTTTGAATCCGCAAACGGTGACAGAAACATCCTTGCACAGCGTGGTTTCCGCCAGCTGACCGCTGAGGAAAACAAGTACTATCAGGCACTCATTGAGGCCGGCAAGAGCAAGAATCCTGTACAGACCTATGCAGGTCTGCTCAGTGATAAGGTGATGCCCACCACTATCATTGAGGATGTCTACAAGGATCTCCTTGCAGAGCATCCGCTGCTTGCAAAGATCAACTTCCAGTCCGTGCAGTATCTGACCAGATGGATCATCAATGATCATTCCGTTCAGACTGCAGCATGGGGAGCTGTCAACAGCCAGATCGCTAAGCAGATTACATCTGCATTCCGCACTGTAGAGATCACACAGTGCAAGCTGTCCGCTTATGCGGTCATTGAGAAGGACATGCTGGATCTTGGCCCTGCATTCCTTGACAACTACATCCGTACCTTCCTGAAGGAAGCACTTGCAGTGGCACTGGAAGATGCCATTGTTACCGGCAATGGTCTGAACATGCCTATCGGCCTTGACCGTGACATCCATCAGGGTGTGTCCGTCAGCTCTTCCACAGGTTATCCTCAGAAGACTGCAGTGGCACTCACATCCTTCATGCCCAAGGAGTACGGTGCGATCCTGGCAGAGCTGTGTGAGACAGAAGTGTATTACACTGCTGATGCTACCGGTGTTATCACTCCTGCATCCACTGCCGCCAATTCTGATGGATCTCCTAAGTCCGGTTACACCAAGCACGGTGGAGCTATGAGATCCTTTGATGAGGTTACTCTGATCTGCAACCAGAAGGATTATCTGAGCAAGGTCATGCCGGCTACAACTGTCCTCAATGCAGCAGGATCCTTCACCAACAACATCTTCCCCTTCCCTACGGATGTGGTCAGATCCAACAGAGTTCCCACCGGCAAGGCTATCCTTTGCCTGCCTGAGGAATACTTCTTTGGTATCGGCTCTTCTAAGGAAGGTACTCTTGAGTATTCCGATGACTACCACTTCCTTGAGGATCAGAGAGTCTTCAAGATCAAGATGCACGGCTATGGAAAAGCGTGGGACAACACCGTTGCCATCCTGCTTGACATCTCCAATCTGGTGGAGGCTTATGTCTACGTCAAGGCAGCGGATGTCAATGTAACTGTTGAGCCCTAAGAGAGGAGTTGACCATGGCAGCAAGTGTGGCATTGATTGATCTTGTAAAGAGACATCTCCACATCACATGGTCTGATGATGATACGGACAGTAACCTGATCAGGGAGATGGCCAGTGCTGAGCTGGCCATCAACTATAAGCTGGGTGCTGAATGTGACATCACTGTTCCTGGTCAGATTCAGAACCTGTATCTGGCTTACATGGAATACTCCCACAATCATTGCCTGGAACAGTTTGATGAAGCCTACAGGGCTGAGATCTTACAGATCCGGCACTACCATGAAGTTAAGGGAGAGACCTATGATCCAGGGACGTTTAAATCCAAGATTTTCTAACTATAACCACGGCGTGCTGTACATCTCCCGGAGTAAGACGAAAAACACAGACTTCGGCGCTCCGACAAACGCGAAGAAAATGTCTGAGGTGGAAAAACTGCAGAAACTGGACTTCCAGGTAATGTCCAAAAGAGAGCGCGACTTTGAATTTGCTCAGGCCAGTGATCATTCGCTGGATCTGAAAGTCAGGACACGCTTTCATTCTTCTGCTTCAACTGACAGACAGGTTCTTATTGGAAGGACGCTATATGACGTCTTCCAGGTGGACGGTAATGAGTTTTCCGGAGAGATGTACTTGTATTTGGAAAAAGTGAGGGAGCTTGCTGATGAGTAGTGTGATCAGGCGAATCAGAGAAACGCTTGAAGGTTTGTGCAAAGACACTGAAATACCTATGGAAGGTGTCTGGTATGGCGCGTGCAAGGCAAAGAACCTGCAGAATTGGAACTATTTTGTGTTCAACAGACGCAAGACCACCAAGGCCAGTAGCACCAACAGGGTGGATCTGCAGACGCTGTATGAGGTCCATATCATCCACGAAGATGCTATACCTGATGGTTATGTGCTGAAGGTTATTGACGCTTTACAGGAGCAGACAGAACCTGGCACAAAGCTGAAAGTGACCTCTGAAGATATTGAGTATGACTACACCTTCAAGGGATCTACCAACATGGTAGTAGAGGTTGCTACCATCACTTTCCTGCATCCGGAGAAGAGGTGCTGATATGGCCTATGTTGAGAACCTGATGCCTTACTGGGGACAGTGGGACATATTTGATGCCGGAGACATGGAAGAGTTCACCAATCTGATGGATCAGTATGGTGACGCAGCTCAAAGGGTGGTCAACGATGTCCTGCACAAGGAAGGTGCTCAGGAGATTAAGAAGCAGATCACACATCTGTTGCCGGCTTCCGGCAGAAACTGGAAAGGCAAGGGGGCATCTGCAAAGGCTGCTATGCCTGGCAAGTTTGAGCAGGATGATGATCTGCTGGCTGTCACGATCGCAGCCAGAGGCAAATATCACTATCTGTACTTTCCAGATGACGGCACAAATACAAAGAAGCATGCCGGTAATCAGAGATTTATGAAGAAGGGTGCTGAAAAGGCAACGTCAAGGATCATTGACATGTGCCTTGGAAAGCTAATTACATGAGGAGGAGATAACAATGGCAATTACATCCGCTGATGTTTACAGCTATTTTGAAGCAGACCAGCTGGCCATCAAGGTAGCTGGTGATAATGCCTACACCAGAGATGACTGCATCGGATCTATTGAGGTGGAGAGGGAGACAAAGACGGTCACCAAGTCCTGCAGAGGTGTAGTCAAGAAGAGAAAGACCAAGCCCACTGGCAACGGCACGATCACGCTGAAGATGCACGTCAAGCTGGCCCTGTATCGCAAACTGCATGCGATGACCAACGAAGGCCTGCAGCCCGGTGTGTACGCATTCGACAATACCGTAGCGATGCCGGAGGCGTCCGTCGTGTCCAGAGTCAAGGACGAGGACGACAACATCATGTTCCTTGGCTATCCCAGATGCAAGGTTGAGGAGATCAACAAACTCAGCATTGAGAATGGTGCTGAGGAGGTCGCTGAGGTAGAGATGAAGCTGTCCTACATGCCTGATGACTACAACAAGGGTGAGTATCAGGCACTGGCAGATGAACTGACCGGATCTGTCCTTACACCGTCCACATGGATGACTGACTTCAGCTCTGAGGCTGCTCAGGCTTGATGGTGAATAAGAATCTTTGAATCACTGGTGAGACTCTTCTGAGTGTCACCAGTTCAATTTATGTGGAGGAATACCATGAGTTTAAAGCCTACGTTTTATGATTTCGCTCTCACTGACGGCAGAGTTGTCCAGGTGACAAGAAATTTTGCCGGACTCTACATGCTCAAGGCTTACGATCCGGCGCTGTATGAGAAATCTCAGGCGTACAACCACAAGGACAAAGGATCCAAAGCGGATGACCTGGAGAATGCCGGAGTGATCTACGCAGCCTATGTGACTGCCACACTGGTGAACAACAGCATCAAAAAGAGTGCCGGTACACCCGAGGATCCCATCATGGAGGAGATTGAATTCTTCAGCCTGATGCCCAGTGACATGTATGTCACCGGAAACATCCTGAAGAAGCTCTTTGGTGATGAGAAAAAAAAAGCGGATTCCAAGAGGCATTTCGCAAAGCAACAGCTCGGAAAGTAGGAAGAAAGACAAAGGTCCCGGAATTCCAACTTGAAGACATTGAAGATTACTACACCTACTATGTACAGATCATGGAGCTTCCAGAAGACATCTTCTGGAATGCGGAGATCCCATTTCTGGACAGGGTCATAGACAACAAGGTTGCCTATGACGGCTGGGTGAGCAGTGTGATGGAGAAAGAAAGGGAAAAGATCCGTGGCCAGAAATGAAGCAAAAGTTAAGTTTACAGCTGACACAAGGGAGCTGACATCACAGATCCGGGCTTCCAACAGTGCCATGAAGATGCTGAATGCCACGATGAAGCTGAACCAGGCAGAGTTCAGAAACAGTGGCAACCAGACAGAGTTCCTGAAGAACAAGCAGAAAATCCTTCAGGCAGAGCTGGAGACGAACAGGATCAAGCAGGAGGCACTGTCCGGCAAGGTGGAAGCTGCCAAGGCCATCTATGGAGAAAACAGTGCAGAGGTCCAGAGCTGGATCACAAAGCTGACTCAGGCCAAGACGGAACAGCAGAACCTGCAGACACAGCTGGATCAGTGCAATAGGGAGATCGAGGAACAAGCGAAAGCAGAGCAGCAGGCTCAGACTCCGCTTGAGCAGTTGAACACTAAGATCTCCGAGCAGAAGTCACAGCTGGAGAAGCTGAAAACAGAATATAAGAATGTGGCTCTGGAGCAGGGCACCGGATCCCAGGAAGCCCAGGAGCTGAAGGCTAAGATAGATGAGCTAAATGGTGAGCTGAATGAGAATGAGTCCAAGCTGAAGGATGTTGACAGTGCCCTGGAGAATGCAGGTGATGAAGCTGAGAAATCTGCCAATGGTGGGTGGACCATCCTCAATGGAGTCATTGCAGACCTGGCTGCCAATGCGATTCAGGCAGCGATCCAGAAGCTGCAGGATTTTGGCAAGGCAGTCATGGACCTTGGCATTGACTTCTCATCCAGCATGTCTAATGTCCAGGCAATCTCCGGAGCTACCGGAGAGCAGATGGATCAGCTGGAGCAGAAGGCCAGAGATCTTGGGGCCACTACAGTGTACTCGGCAAGTGATGTATCTGATGCCTTTGGTTACATGGCCATGGCCGGATGGGATACACAGCAGATGATGGACGGTGTCTCAGGTGTGCTGAACCTTGCAGCATCTTCCGGAGAAGACCTGGCCACAACATCTGATATTGTGACAGATGCGCTGACTGCCTTTGGTATGGAGGCAGGGGATGCCGGAAGGCTTGCAGATGTCATGGCTGCAGCTTCCAGTAATGCCAACACCAACGTGTCTATGCTGGGTGAGTCCTTCAAGTATGTGGCACCTGTGGCAGGTGCTCTTGGCTTTTCTGCTGAGGATACTGCAGTAGCCCTTGGCTTGATGGCCAACAGCGGTATTAAGGCCAGTCAGGGCGGCACAGCCCTGCGAACGATACTGACTAATCTGTCAAAGCCATCTAAAGATGTTGAGATAGCCATGGATGCGCTGGGTGTCAGCCTTACTGATGAAGAGGGCAACATGAAGACGCTGAGCCAGGTCATGGGAGATCTGAGGTCAGGCTTTGGAGATCTTATGATCTCAGAGGATGAGTTTGATCAGACTCTAGCCACCATGAACGCAAATCTCGAAGGTGGATACATCACGCAGAAGCAGTATGACGATGAGCTTGAGCGCCTTGCCGAGAGAGCCTTCGGGGCAGAAGGAGCTGAGAAGGCACGGTATGCGGCCATGCTGGCCGGCAAGGAAGGCATGTCTGGTCTCCTGGCTATCGTGAATGCATCTGAAGAAGACTATCAGAAGCTGACAACTGCTATAAATGACAGCTCCGGGGCCGCCCAGGGTATGGCTGATACGATGAATGATAATCTTGGTGGTGATATCAAGGAACTGAACTCAGCCTTGGAGGAACTGCAGCTGAAAATCTATGACAGTGTGCAGCAGCCAATGAGGGACATTGTACAGTTCATTACCGGATCCGTGATCCCGGCAGCTACACAGGTGCTGCAGTTTATCCAGCAGCATTCTACAGCGTTTGGGATCCTTGCAGGGGCAATTGCCGTTATTGTGGCCGGTATCGGATTATACAATGCGGTCCAGGCGGTAAAGGCTGCCATGAATGCAGCAGAAGCTGCTTCACTTGGTGCTCTGATAGTAGCGCAGATCTCGGCCACGGCTACAGCATGGGCGGCGGTCCTTCCATACATTGCTATTGTGGCAGCGATCGCTGCCGTGATCGCAATCATAGTGATCTGTGTAACTCGCTGGGATCAGATCAAGCAGAAGGTGACAGAGGTGGCCACAACGGTGAAGACCAAAGTCACACAGGCATGGAACAATCTGAAGACCAACATGAGTAACGTCATGGACAGCATCAGATCCAAGGTGCAGAGTGCATGGCAGACGATCAAGACTAACATCATCAATCCCATTCAGGATGCTTACAACAATGTCACTCAGAAGATCTCAGATCTGAAGAGCAAGATTGAAGAGAAGATCAATGACATCAAGAGCAAGGTACAGGAAACCTTCCAGAGCATCCGGGAGAAGATGGAGAGTCCCATCCAGGCTGCCAAGGATACCATTGACGGCATCATCAGTACCATCAAAGGATGGTTCCCTCTGTCCATCGGTAATGTTTTGAGCAATCTGAAGCTGCCACACTTCAGCCTGTCTGGTGAGTTCAGCATCAATCCTCCCAGTGTT